CTCCTCCTCGCCTTCCGCTTTCGTGTAAAAAATGCGTCAAATTGACAACACCAGTGACATGGAGTTTTTAGCTAGGCCTTATTATTAAAGGATCTGAAAAGAAGTTAAAAAGGATCGCATTGTCAAAAGTGTGACAATGTTTGACATAAAGTGACAACAAAAAGATCAAATAGGTGGTGATTTATTGAATATTAGAATATTATTAATTTATTATCACTTAACTGATAACTATTTTATGAATTATATATTTAAAGGTTCACAAACAACAGAGCGATTAAACCTACTTTTATCGTTGTGCAAAATAAGTAGTGAAGATATAAAAACCGCGCTGAATGATTACTTAGTTCGCGGCATTGATAAAAAGTCAGCGGCGCTATTAAACGGAGTTCCTGCGCCTAACTTTTCGAGAGCGCTTAACCAGTTAAACGTTAAAGCTGAAGTAGTCGAACAAATAAAAGAGCTTGATTGGCAAAAGCGCTAGTCACTAGCGCTTTTATTGCCTTTAGCTTTTCCACCCCAAAACGCTCTAAACAATCGCATTAATCCCAGCGTTGAAACGGCAATACCTACAATCACAAATTCAAAGTACCAGGGCGCGCCGTTATAGCCCATTGCTTGCCAGCCTTTTTGCATATACGGTTGCATAGCCGGTATAAAATGGCACACAAACAAACCCAAAAAGAATAAAATAATAACTTCATCCATTAGGGTTTTATCGCGATTCTTTAATACTAGTAGGTCGTAATCAGCGTCGTTTTGCTCAGCCTGCATACAGCGTTTTGCTTTGGCATTAAACTGGGCAATTTTAAAGTTGTTTTCAGCCCGTGCCACATCGGCGGCCATTTCTGCCGCTATGCGTTTACGCTCAACATAACCACCGGTTAAATCGGCTATTGGGTTTGTGATGAATGAAACCAGTGTTTTAAACCAGCCCATTATTTACCGCCCCTAATTAATTTAATAAAGCCCTTTGGGTCTTTGCTAATCGTTTCAATCAATTTATTGATCCCCTCCAAAATGTGCGGGGCCGCATAAGCGGTTAAACCAATAACACCCGTTTTTAAGCTTTCATCAAATTGCCGCCACTCGCAAAACATAGCCGCCAAGTAAGCCGCAAAAACAGCAATTAATACACTCATAAAATAATGAAAAAACGTAAACATCTTGCGGTTTAAATACATCTGTATAGCCGCCGCTAAAAAGCTCAACATAAGCAACTGCCCCCACTGTTTAATAAATTCAACTATATCTATCCAGCTCATGCGCCTTCCTTGGGTGTTGGGTTAAGGTCTGAATATTCAGGCTCTTTAAATTCAATATGCTGCGCGGCAGGTAAATAATTGTTTATACCTAATACATCTTGCTGCAGTGGCACCACTTCATTGTTGTAATAGGCGCGGGTAATTTTATCTAAATCACCAAAGCCAGCACTATCACCAGACGACTGGCCGCTTAGCGCTTCTTGCGCGCGGTGCATACTTAGCATGTCGTTAAGCGTAATTTTTTTAATGCGTTCAAATTCGTCTTTAGTTGATATGTCGCCAACGGGCGTTATCTTTATCGACTTTTCAGCATCGGCCTTATTACTGCGGAAATTAAAAAACAAACTTCTAAAATTGCCCACACCTTTGCTATCGCGTATGGCATTCTTTAGTGCTGTTTCATCGGCATCACTTAAGTTCGGGTCGGCCATTGAGAATATAAAACCCATGTGCGCACCGTTCTTGTAATAGCGGCGCCTAAATAAAGTGGCATCTTCATTGAGTAAGGCTGATTGAATACCCCCGTAATACTGCGGTATGCCGTAAATGCCTTGGGCGGGGTCGTACTCTTTTACGTGAATAACTTCACCGGCATTAAAGTAAATAGGCTCATAGCTGCGATTACTTAATTGCGCATATACCCCACGCGTATCGGTATAGCGCATAGTGAGTGCAGGCAAATGGCGCAGTTTAATAACCTGCCCAAACGAGTTTTTAATAATCTGCAAATAAGCGTTACCGCTCCACAGCAAATCAAAGGCAAATTTACTTAAGGCTTGATGGCTTAACAGCGGGTTAGGCTTATACCACTTTAAAATCATGTTGCGCTTAAAGTATAAAATGGGCCCATGCTGGGCATTAACACGTAACAGCTTCACCAAACCTTGCAAACTAATGGGCGGCGCATAAATGCCGTTACTATCACTAAACACCCCAATGTAATCAGTTAGCCGGTTATCTAAACACGGCTCAGGATCCCCAAAGCTAAACGAATCGGTAACCGCCGTTCGTTGGTTATAGTTAGGCGCATGGCCGTTACTTACTTGTAATCGAGGTTTCATTAAGCTGCAATTCCTACAGATGTTTGGCGGCTGTGGGCATTGCCGTCCAGTGGTTCAAATTTCATAGCGTGCATAATTGCCCACGCAATATCGGCATGGCCTGTGGTCGCGGTGCGGTTTGTGGCATAGGTAATTTGGTCGCCAACCACTTTGCGGCGAATATTAATAAACGAACTGGCAATATTTACCGCGTCCTGGTCAAACTCAAAGCGGCGGTTTTTAATTACGTTAATGGCCTTAATAACCAGTTGGTTTTTAATAATGGGGTTGTAATGTATTGGCTCAGCATTAGGGTAAAATTTAGTGATCATCTCCCATACGCCATAACCAATGCCCGTGGTATCAACACCAATGTGTTGCACATTGTATTTTTCGGTGAGTAGTTTTATCTCGCTGGCCATGGCTTCAAAGTCATTACCGCTTAAATCAACTGCTTCAAGTAAACGGAATTTTTCACCAGGCTTCATTGGTGCACTTAACACAGCAACGCTTGCTTTATCACCAAAGCGGGCAGGGTCAAAACCAATTACCACAGGTTTGAGTGCAAACGGGCGTTCGCACTCTAAATCAAAGTCATCCCACTTAGTGGAGTCGCCAACACAGGCCATAATTTGCTTAAGGTTAAACGCACTGTGGGCATCATCAATAAACTTACACATAAACAAGTTATTAAACTCATCGGTGCTGTATTCGTTTTCAAGTACTTCAATATCAATACGGTCAAAGCCACTTTTAACCACATCGTGCACGGTGAGCATTTGTCGCCAAATACCATCGTCACACAGCAAGCCATGCTTTAAGTTTTTATGGCTAACATCAATGGCAAATTCAGGGTCGTTACAGGCTTTGGTTTTTCTGTACCATTTACCATTCCAGTGGTCGTAGGCTTCATGGCTGGTAACACTTGGCGTACTAAAGTAGGTAATACGCAAATGCTTATGCGTTGCCATGGCCTGCGCCAAACCGCGCAACGTTTTATAGTTCGGTATCCAAAACACTTCATCTATATATAAGTCGCCCGACTCCGACTGAGCCGTACGCGCATTGGTACTTTTAAATATAAGCTTAACCGTTTTACCGCCGGCTAAATTAAGCACCATGGGCGAGCCGGTTAATTCAATATTAAAATGCTCACGGCACAGCGCCACAATATTGGCTTTAAATACCTCGGCTTGGTCACGGCTTGCCGATATAAATATTTTATTGCGGCCATTAATAACCGCATCGTAAAACGCTTCAAACGCAAAATAGAATGTGGCACCAATTTGGCGAGGTTTTAAAATAAAGCGGGCGCGGTGGTCTTGGTTTTCAAACCAATGTTTTTGGTGTGGGTAAAGTAGCTTGTCTTTAAGCTCGTTGAGCATATCAACGGTAATGCCAGAGCAATCATTTTTCTTTTTCTTCTTCGACTTTTTGCCGCTGCCACTATTGCCAGCGGCCGCATCGTCATTGTTAGCGCGTTGTTTAGGCGCAGGGGCAAGTTTGCTTTTATTAAGTGCACATAATTGGCGGGTGCAAAAATCTAACTCTTTGTAGTCGGCATCTGTTTTATCGTCTTTATCGGCCAGCACATTAATACGTTTGCTATACGCCATTTCTGCATTATAGCTTGGGCACATGTCCTCCCACTTTCCAGCTTCAGCCCAACGGCGAACGCTACGCGCACTTGGCATGTCGTCAAGCTCGGCTATTTCATCAACCGTGTAGCCCTCAACAACATACAAATCTTGTGCTTTTTTGCGTATGTCTGGTCCGTAGTTCGCCTTCATATTGCACCGCTTTTATTAATCCATAGCGGCAGTGTATTCGTTATAAAGCGCTTAATCTGTCAGTCAAAAACCTAACCATTCCTAAAAGTTAAATATAGGAATTTCAAAAAGTTAAACCGTTGGAAAGGATGTAAAAGAGGGTGCAAACTGCAAACTACTTTAAAGCAAAACGCTTAACTTAAACACATTTAAAAGGTTTGTTTATATGCCAGGTCAACTACGCACAAAACCACTTTCTATTGCCGCCGTTGGCATGACCGTCGACGGCCGCGAAATCACCGAGCAAGACGTAGCCGACATAGTAGAAACCTACAACCCCCGCAAGTATGGCGCACGCATAAACCTTGATCACGAATTTAACTGGTCAGGCTGGGCCGCTAAAAACCTACATAACGTAGACATACCAGGCATGCTCGGCGACGTAGTAAGCGTAGAAGCCTACGAAAACGAAGAAGGCATAGTGTGCCTATACGCAGTACTCGCGCCCAACCAAGGGTTTGTAGCATTAAACAAAGCCGACCAAGCCGTATATTTTAGCATGGAAATTAGCCGCGACTTCATGGGCACTGGCAAAACCTACCTAACCGGCTTAGCAGTTACAGACTACCCAGCAAGCTGCTACACCGACCGAATTCATTTCAGTAGTAAGAGCAAAGCAGACGACACGGAAGTCGCCTTATTAACCGTTGACTTAGGGTCATGTGAGCCTATCGACACACCTAAAAAACCCTTTTTCAAACGACTATTCACTAAGGAAGAACCCGACATGAACGAAACACAATTAGCCAATGCATTAAAAGATGCACTCGGCACACCGCTTGAAGAGTTTGGCAAAAAGCTAGACGGCCTAACCACAAAGCTTGATTCATTCTTAACCACTAAAGTGGAAGGCGAAGAAGAAACAGCCCCGCCAGCCGAAGAGTCAACCGAGCTAACAAAGCTTAAAGAAGAGCTATCAAGCACAAAAACAGCGCTTGACGAACTTAACGAAAAGTTTACCAAAGCATTAAAAACACCTGCGGGTGACACAACCAACGCCGACGAAGAACACGAAGGCGAAGAAGGCAAATACAGCAACTGCTTGTAATTGCAGCACCCTAACTTAACTTAGCAAAGCGCAGGAACGAAAATGAAAACCAGAACAAAACAATTATTTATCGCAGTACTTGCAGGCATGGCCAGCAACTACGGCGTAGCATCAATGAACGAGCAGTTCAACGTAGAGCCAACAACTGAACAGCGCTTATACGACGCAACGTACGACTCAGTAGAATTTCTACAATTAATCAACACCGCGCTAGTAGACGACATCGTAGGCCAATCGGTAATGATGAGCGTAGACGGTGGCGTAACAGGCCGTGCAGGTGTAGAAACCGACGACACCAAAGAGCGCCAAACGCGCGACGTAGCAGGCCTAGCCAAACGCGAATACCGTTGCTACCCGGTAGAATGCGACATTCATTTATCGTGGGCAAAAATGGATCAGTGGTCAAAATTCCCCGACTTCCATCAGCGCTACCGCAATCACGTGCGCCAAGCAATCGCGCTCGACATTATTAAAATTGGCTTTCACGGTACATCAGCTGCCGACACCACAAACCTAGCAACCAACACAATGCTGCAAGACGTAAACATTGGCTGGCTGCAACTCATTCGCCGCGACGCACCAGAGCGCGCAGTAAGCGAAGGCGCAACACTTGGCGAAATTCGTATTGGCGCCGGTGGCGATTACGAAAACTTAGACCAAGCCGTGTTCGACGCACTGCAAGCAATCCCAGAGCACAAGCGCGTAAACATGGTTGCCATCATTGGCGACGAACTACTAGCAAACGACCAAAACAAGTTGTATGCAAAACAGTCGCACACGCCCAGCGAAAAAACCAAAATCGAACTTGAGCAAATCATTAAAACGTATGGCGGCTTAGCCAGCTATAAAATTCCGTTCTTCCCATCGCGCGGCATTTTAGTAACAAGTTTCGACAACCTAAGCCACTACGTGCAATCAGGATCAACCCGCACCCACGTAGAAGACAACCCAAAAAAGAAACGTGTAGAAGACTACCTATCGCGTAACGACTGTTACTACATCGAAGACCTCGAAAAAGTAGCCTACTTCGAATCAGCCAACGTAAAACTGCCAAATAAAGCAGGCACCGGCTGGGAATAGTTTTTAGCAGCAGCAAGCCGCCCTTTTATCCCAAGTTTCGGGGCGGCTTTTTTTAACAATTAGCGAGTATTTTTAAATGAGCCTTTTCAAAAAATCATTAGCCAAAGCTAAAGCAGTACCAACAAGCACTGAAAATAAAGCGCCAACGGCAGCGGCTAACGCCACTCAAGCCAACGCGCCAGCAACCGTAAACACGCAAACCGAGTACCAGCTTTATGCAGCAGCTATAGAATCCGACTTGGCTCAATTAAAAACATTTGCCGACATTAGCGACAAAGCAACATACAAATCAGAAGCGCTAGAGCGCCAAGACTACCTAGGCTACATAAACCAATACCGACTAAGCGGCCAAAACCACCACAACAAAGTGTTGGCATGGGTGTTTATTTGGCTAGTTGACTTAAAACGCTGGGATGCAGTAATGGACTTATTGCCATTAATGATCGAGCAAAAGCAACCAATGCCAACCGTGTTTAATACCAAGCATTGGGCAGCGTTCGTTATCGACCAGCTCTACGACGACGCAAATTACCACCTTGCCGAATCACACCAACAAGGCCTGTACGACATCGGCTTTATACTGCACCGCTTAATTTACGTAGTTAAAAACCAAGACTGGGCAGGGTTAGAAGTCGTCGGCGGCAAGCTTTACGCAATAGCTGCAAAAGTAAATAAAGCACAGCTCAACCTAGGCAATGCGCTTTACTTTGCAGAAATGGCCCAATCCATTAACGACAAAGCAGGCGTTAAAACCCTGCTAAAAGAATTGCAAAAAATGATTAAACCAGCGGAGCCAGAACAGCAAACCGCTAACTAGCTCCAACGCCAGCGGGCAACTTAGCACAACGTTAGCATTACTTGCTTAACGCGCGTGACTAAGTGGCGCCCGCACCCAATTTAATGTGTGTATTTTACAGGTGCAATATGAACTTAAGCGGTATGCCACAGGCAGATTTACAAAGCGTCAATGTGATCATTGAAGCCAGCGGCTATTACCCAGCGCTAAGCACCGCCCATTTTATTGAGCACTACGCAATAGCCCAAGAGTACGCCAGCAAAAGCGACGTACTGCTAGAAAAGCTGCTTTACGCACAGGCCGAAATTAACCAAGAGCTAGCAAAAACACAGCTTACCAACGGCCAAACGTTAAGCGCCGAGCAAGCCCTGTTTTATAAGCGCGCAGTTTACAGCAAAGCAAAAGCCAGCTTACTGGTATCAAAGCTAGGCAGTACGCACCGCGAAAGCGCCACAGCACAAAGCCAAACGGCCATTGATAATTATGAATATTGGAAAGGCCAAAGCATAAACGCCATGCGACTACTGCAAGCACTGAGCCCTAACTTATCGGTTGAGCTACTATGAGCCAAAGCAAAATAGCAAAGCTTAAGCAGCATTTAGCAACCGCAGAATACCAAGGCCGCAACCTAGCGCTAAGCACCCAGTTCGACAGCTGGATAGAAGGCGGCCGCATAGAGCCAAGCAGTAAAACCATTAACGGCAACGGCCTATTGGCCGCAAGGTTTTATTACTCAGGGGTGATCAGCATAAACCCATGCGCAGCACCCGCAGCACTTATTTGTGCCTTTGCGTCATTTTGGTTGCAAAACAACGGCGGGCGATACGACAGCACCGACATTGAATTTAGCGCCGACGTTAACGACGACAACAGCAACGAAGTAGAACTAACAATACACCAGCTTTGTGAAGACATAGAGCTAGTACAAACACCAAACGGCCCGTTTGAATTAAACGGCAAGCGTTACGACTTTGGCGAGCAAAGCCTATGGATAGCTGAAGCATTCACACTGCATGGCGAAGTAAGTGCTTAACGTCAAGTTTGACGAAGGGCGCAGCAAAGAGCAGCTCGCGTTTTTACAGCTCAAGCCACAAAAGCGCCGCAACATATTGCGCAGCGCAATACGCGCAGCAAACAGAAGCAGTAAAGAGCGGATCACCAGGCAAAGTGATTTAACGGGCAAAACATGGCAAGGCAGAGCAAACGGTAAAAAAAAGAAAATGCTCACCAGGCTAAAGCGCAACATGAAAGTACGCTACGGCGCAAATAGCGCAAGCGTATATTTTAAAGGTGGCAACAGCGGGAAAATAGCCCGTGCCCACCAAGAAGGCGTAAGCCTAGATGCAGGCAAGCCCAAAGGCAAAGCTGCACAAAATAAAGAGGGCCCAGCCACGCGCAACTTGGCCCGCGCATTAATAGCCGAGGGTTACAAAATACCGCGCGGCAAAGGTAAGAGCAGTAAGCGGCCCAGTATTAAATGGATAACAAACAATTTAAGCATTAACCAAGCAGGGTTTTTACTGCGCGAATTAAAGGGCAGCTCAGGTAAGAGCGCATGGAAAATTGACTTACCTGCCCGCTCCTTTTTAGGGCAAACAATGGCCGAACAAAAAGAGCAAATGAATTTTATTTTAAACAAAGCTATGCAAGTGGCGTAGCGCAAAGCAAAAGGAACGACCATGGCACAAGGTAAAGTATCCGTTGCCGCCATTCAAACAGGCAGTGGCGCTACAAAACAGGTAGAACGCACCGTATTGTTCATCGGCCAAGCAGCCGAAAACAACGGCAAAATTCTACCCATTAATGCACAAAGCGACTTTGATACTGAGTTTGGCGTAGCCGACTCACCGTTAAAAACCCAAGTTAAAGCATGGCAGCGCAACGGCGACGACCTAGTAAGTGGTTATGCAATAGCGCACGCAATCGGCGCCGACGTAATGGCACTTATTGACGAAGCAATGGATCAAGACGTAAGTCCCGAAATCATTGTTATTTGTACGCCAGTCACCGGCAAAGCCGAAGTGGAAAGCTATCAAGCTAAAGCGCTTGAAATACTATCAAGCCTTGCTCGCCGAGTGCGCTTTTTAATAGCAGCGCCAGGGCTAACCGAACTACAAAATTGGTCTGATTTAGTAACGGCTTTACAGCCCATTACCGATGGCGTAGTCGCTGATCGTGTAGGCGTAGTGCCATTGCTATTTGGCGACGAACTAGGCGCAGTAACAGGCCGCTTATGTAAAAGTGCAGTCACTATTGCAGATAGCCCAATGCGAGTTCTTACGGGGGCAATGTCATTAATGCCGCATCCGGTAGATGCCGCAGGCAAACCGCTAACCAACTCAACCACCGCCGCACTAGACGCACTGCGCTTTAGTTGCACTCAGTTTTACCCAGACTTCGACGGCACATATTTTGGCGACGTAAACATGTTAGATGCCGAGGGTGGCGACTTTCAGCAAATCGAAACAGGCCGCATTGTCGATAAAGCAGCACGCGACGTGCGCATTATTGCCATTCAAAACATTAAAAACCGCCGCCTAAACAACAGCACCAGCGGTATTGAGTTTGGTAAGCGCATTATGGGCAAACCGCTACGCGAAATGGCGCGCTCAATTAACATTGGTGCCGACAAGTTCCCGGGCCTAATCGACACGCCAAAAGACGACAGCATCAGCCTAACGTTTATGAACGCAACTACATTGCAAGTCGTTCTCAAAGTTAAGCCAATCGATTCACCCAACACCATCATTGTTGGCATCATGTTAGATAACGCAGAATAGGAGCGCGAACATGCAAAAAGTATTAGGCGGCAAGGACTTTGACATATTCATTGGTAACTCAATGGTTCATGTTATGGAAGCCACAGTAAAAATTACCGACGGCCGCACGGTAAAAAAAGTGCGAGGCATTCCTAAAGGATTTATTGATGGCGATGTAGAGGCTGAAGTAACGCTAAAACTTGACCACGAAAACTGGCTAATTGTCCAAGCGCAAGCTGAACAAGCAGGCAGCTGGAAAGGTATTGAACCGTTCGACGTAGCCTTTAACGCCGAAGTAGCCGCAGGCAAAAAGAACGTAGAAGCGTTTGGCTGTTTGCCGCAGCTAGACGAAATTTTAAACATCAAAGCCGACGGCGGCGAAGAAGACACAACATCAATTAAGTGTCCGATCACCAGTCCCGACTTTGTAAAAATCAACGGCGTGCCGTACCTAACATCAGATGAAGTGAGAGACTTGTAATGACTAAAGCCATTCGCAAACTAACTGCCGCAACATTGCTTAGCACTTTAAAGGCCTGCGGCTACCGCGTGTTCGAGGGAGAATTAAACCTAAATATTATAGGTATTCGCCACAACAACACGCGCGCCAATACCTTTAACGATGTTATTTGCGTGCTGTATCAGCAAGGCAGCGAATGGCAATTAAAGCAGTACAAAGCTACAACAGACGCAGGAACGTACTGGCGAACCAACCCAATGAACATAGATGGCACAGCGGTCCTAATTGCAGGGCAGCATAAAAGCCTATGGAAGTTGGGTTATCACCAGGGCAAATACCGCGCCCTAGTGCAGCACAAACCTGTTGTTGTCCTGCGCGACAATAACCAAAACACCGAGTTAGACACGGAAGTCACACCACAAGCCGAGCTACAGCAGGGTTACTTTGGTATTAACTGCCACCGAGCAAACAGCAAAACCACATCAACCCAGGTTGACAAGTGGTCTGCAGGTTGCCAAGTGCTAGCTAACCCAAACGACTTTAACGAGTTCATTAATTTGTGTGACCAATCAGCAGCCAAGTATGGCCCTTATTTTACCTACACACTGCTAGACCAAGCAGACATAAAAGAGAGTGAATAATCATGGCGTTTGATAAAAAAATCACATTAGAAACACCCGTTGGCGACATTACATTTAACGTAAATGCCGCAGACTACAACAAATACATAAACTCTACGCAGCCAAATAACAAAGTGCAGCCGGCAACTAACTTTGTATTAAACACCGTAGTGCAAGAAGACGCTAAAAAATTAAAAGAGCTAGTGCAACAGCCAGGCGCCGCATTATTTTTAGTGGGTGCAATTGTTGAAGAATACCAACCGGAGTTTAATTTCACCGTAAAAAAATCGAAGACCGAGCCAAGCAAATAGGCAAGTCTCGGTTAGATCAGCTACAGGCATACCACGCCAAGTATTTTGGCGCGGTTACCGCCACCCAAGAGAGCCTAGCGCAAGCGCTATATCTCGAAACGCAGCAGCAAGAAAACTTTGTAGTTGCTGTAAATAACGGCATATGCCAAGCACTAAGTGAGTAATGTAATGGCCACGCTCAGCAAGTTAGACAAGCTTAATTATTCAATCGGCATCATCGACAAAGTGACGGGTCCGGTTAATAAAGTCATGGCTAAAATTAATCAGCTGAGCCAGCAAACAGCCGCCGCGCAAGATCAAATGATGCGCGGCGCAGCCACGGCCGTTGGCGGCGCTTATGCACTGGCTAAATCACTAGCCCCCGCAATTGATCAGGTAGCGGCTTTGGGCGAAGTGCAATCAGTAGGTGCTCTTGGTGGTGCGCTGGATGAGTTAAATAATAAAGGGCTGCAATTCATTTCTGAGTTTGGAGGTAAAGCACCAGACTTTGTGAGAAGTGCATATAAAATTCAGCAAGCAGTAAAGCCAATAGGTGGAGAGTTAGCAGAGATAACGCGCCTATCAAATTTAACCGCAGTTGCATTAAGAACCGACGCAAACACAGTGTCAGATACCTTTGGGAAAATATATAACAGTAACAAGCAGTATGCCGACAAAATAGGTAAGGTTAATTTTTTCGACGAACTGGCTGGTAAAATGGCCCACATGCAAGGCGCCTTTAGTATGGAGGGTGGTGATTTAAACTCAGCATTAGGTAAATTGGGCAGCAAAGCAACGGCCAAAGGTGTTGATCTAAATGAGCAACTAGCTGTTATTGGTGTTTTGAAAGACTATGCAAAATCAGGTAGTGCGGCCGCCGGAATTTATGGAGGCTTCCTTGATAAGATAGGTAATGCGGGTAAAGCTTTAAATATAGATTTTTATGAAAACGGAAAGCTGATTGAAACAGACAAAATAATAGAAAAAATAAACGCTAAATTAGAGGGCGCGACTAAAAGCCAGAGAGAAAATATTTTAGATAAAGTTTTAGGCGCAAGCGGGCGTGGCTTGGTTGATCACTTAACAACGCAAATTGGCCGCGTATCAGAAGAAACAGATAAATTATTTAAAATACAAAACAGCGAAGAGGCTGTAAGGCTTGCAAAGATTATAGCAAGCGCATGGGATAGAATCGCTGGCGCATTTGCTGCCGCAGCAACTGCGGTAGGGTTGCGTTTACTGCCTGTCGTTGAGCCTTTCGTTGAAATGCTGGCGGTTGCATTTTATGGCATCGTTTCATTAACCGAGCAATTCCCTATTTTGTCCAGCGCACTAGCAACCGTTGTTGTTGGGGTGGTGGGCTTGGTAACAGCCTTTGGCTTAGTTAACTTTGCTATGGGGTTGTTTAAATATGCGTCGGTTGTATTAACGCCAATTATAAGTGGCCTAAAGTACGCGACAGCGCTTTACTCAACAACAAACAAAGCGCTTGCAGCATCGTTAACGCTATCTACGGGGGCTACAAATAAAGCCCGCGCAGTGAGTGCGTTAACCACCGCGCAAACAATGGCACAAACCAAAGCTACGCAAACAGCATCAATTGTTACAACGCTTTACGCAGGTGCAACTAATAAAGCCCGCATTGCATACGAAGTATTTAATGCTCGACTCCTTATGCCGGCTGGTTTGATTTTTTCAAGAATAAAAGCCCTAGGGTTCATGGGCACATTAAAACTATTCCCAGCAGTATTGGCAGCTGGCGGCGCAAGCTTTGGGCGCTTTGCAGGCAGCCTATTTAGCGTAACTAGAATAATGGGGTTTTTAAACGCAGTAATGATCGCCAACCCAATAGGCGCAATCATTGCATTGGTGGCTATATTGGCGCTTGTTATTTATAAATATTGGCAGCCAATTAAAGCATTTATGAGCGGCTTTTGGGATGGCTTTGTACACAGTATGGCGCCAGTAACTAACTTGTTTAGCGAGCTTGGCGATGCCTTCGCGCCAATTATAAACGCCGTTAAAAGTGCGTTTAACTGGTTTGCGTCTTTATTTGCACCGGTTGAAAAGTCAAGCGAAGCGCTAGAGGGCATAACATCAGCAGGCGAAGTTTTCGGCTTAATTTTTGGGTCAATACTAAATTTAGTGCTAGCACCTATAAAGCTAGTTATTTGGGGAGTAACCAAATTAATTAATGGTATTACTTGGCTAGGCAGTGCAATCGGTAGCATGTGGACCGCAGTGCAATCACCGCTAGGTAGTTTTTTCGAAATCATCAAAACCATATTTGGGTTTACACCAATGGGCATGTTGATGAAAGGCTACGGCAAAGCGTTCGACTGGTTAAGTGAAAAGATAGGTGGTTTGAAAGGTGTTGCCGATTCAATAAAAGACTTCTTTAATTTTGGTGATGATGAAACAGAAATAAAAGCAACAAAAGTAACGCAAGCCGCACAACCAAAAACAATGGTTATGCAAAACGCCGATCAAGCTTACAGCCGTGACTATGGCCAAGCAGTAATTAACAAAGCAGCTAAGTTACCAGCCAATACAGTTGCCGCAAACGATGCCACTTCTTTACCAAGTGCAGCTAGTAACGCATTGACAGCACAACCCAAAGTAATGACTGAGCGTGAAGCCGCAAACGATGCATTTAAATTTACTAGCCAGCGCTTACCTGCAGTGCCAACCGACAGCACCGCACCGTTAAATTTACAGGCGCAAGCCCGCAGCCAGGCATTAATAAAC